AGGCTCTTGCATTAGCTGCTACTGGTAAAGAGCTTGACGTTAAAGAAATAGGATTAGAAACTATTGGCGGAGCAGGCGGTACAGTTACCACGACGATAAGTGCTTTTACCTCACCACCAAGAGTAAAAATAAAAGGTATTGATGTAAGCCAAAAGGCAGCATACAAGAAAATCAAAAGCATCGAAACAATTCAAGACTTAGAAGCTTTAGGCGAAATAGATATTGAGAATAGCCCATATTTAGCTAACTTCTTAGAGGAGACTAAAACTAGATTGCAAATAGAAAATGATTTACCTGCAAATATTACTATAGAAGATGCAAAGACATTAATTGCTTTAGAAACGCAGAGAAAAAAAATATATGGTAGCCCTCTAAAAACAAATCAAGAAAGAGTTAGAATTATAGACGCTGAGATAAGAGAAATTACCGAAAGGTATATGAGTGAAGGTGAACTTCAATCTGAACAGGCTGGAGGTGTGCCTATAGTTCAAAAAGAAACTACTACAGAGGTATCTGAAACACTAGAAGGAGGTGCTGAAATTGTAAGTGAAGAGACACAAACAGAAAACGTACCTCTATCTGAAATAACTGGTAAAGAGCCAGGTCCTGTCCCCTCACCAAAGCCGACTCCTAGCCTCAAGGCAAAAATGCAAGAAACTGAAAAAGGTCTTAAAGAAGAGAGGGTCTATCTTGGCAACACAGAATTTAGTGGTAATTGGTTCCAAAGCACTTTCGACAGAATTAGAAAAAATTTATTTAGTGGAAGAGGATTTCTTCCTAAGAGTGTTTTCAAAAGTGAGAAAAATCGAAAGGGTAAAATAAATGAAGAAGTTAAAATAACTCAACAAAATAATAAAAAGTATAAAAAGCTTCTTAAAAAAGAAGTAAAAGCTGGAGCAGATGGAGACATGATTAATGATGCTTTTTCAGCATTGATAAATGGCAAACCTATACCTCCAGACGTTCTAAGCCCAGAGATGCGAGCTTTAGGGGGTAAGATGAGATTTCATATTGATAGACTGTCTCAAGAGTTAATGGACTCAGGTGTGTATCTTGATGTACAAGGTAAGATAGGATCTGTTAAACAGGGGGATAAACCTGGATTTGTAGAAATTGAAATACTGAATGAAAAAGGAAAAGTAGTAGCCAGAGAACAAAGGAAAGGAAAGCTTGAGGACTTTAATGTTGGTAGCACAATTAAGTATGGGTCAAAGGAAAATATTAGGTTAAATCTTGGGGAGTATGTAAATAGAGCTTATAAAATTTACGAGTCAAAAAATTGGAGTGAAAGAGTTAGCACTGATGTTAAAAACAGGGCTAAAGCGTATCTCATGAAGCAACTGGATGGAACTGCAGCACACAAACTCGCTATACAGAAAGCTAAAGATCAGAACTTAAACTTAACAGATCAAGAAGTGTTAGAGAGGCTGGCTTTCCAGGATGTTGATCAGATCTTAGCTTCTGGAGAAATTCCTACAAACTGGTTTAACACTGGTAAAATGGGGAGCACAAACAAAGCTATTCTTTCTCAAAGACAAGATCTAGCTCCAGAAATAAGGGCTCTTATGGGGGAGTACACTCAACCTATGCAATCTTACGCTTTATCTATACTTAAGCAGTCTCAGCTGGTAGCTGGAGCAAACTTCCAGGTTAAGGTAAGAGAAGCTGGATTGGGTAAATTCTTATTCGAAGAGAACGATCCTGCTACACCCGAAGGATTTACTGCTACGATAGCTGGAGAAGGTAGCAAAACTATGGAAATGCTAGGTGGATTAAGAACCACACCAGAAATAGCAGCAGCTTTTGAAAAACAGTTTAATCCTCAAACCATGTCAAAAGCACAGCAAACGTACTATAAAGTGCTAGGGGGTGTTAAATGGGCTAAGACTGTTGGTGACTACGAGGTTCACGCCAGAAACTTTGTAGGAAACTTAGGTTTTGTAATGGCTAACGGTCATGGTGATATTTCACAAATAGCTAATGCGTTTAAGGTTTTAGCTAACGATTTAACCACTATGTCTGATGAAGATTTAAATCTTAAGATGCAGAAGTATGTAAGGTTAAATTTAATTAGTGCTGATGCTTCTTTAGGTGAGGTAAAGAGTTTATTCCAAACTGAAAATTGGGAGGCATATATAGAAGGCGTTATGCAGAATAACGAAAAGAAAGGATTCTGGAATAATGTTAAGGACTATGCTGGCAAGCCATTTAAAGGTATTGGGGGCTTTATGAATGATGTTTACGGAGGTACCGATAACTTTTTTAAGATATACGCTTATGAAAACGAAGTAGCTAGATATTCTGATGCTATATACGGAGTAAAATACGATCAACTTACAACACAGCAACAAGCTGAAGTAGATGATATGGTGAGTGAAATAGTACTTAATACATACCCTACATACGATAGGATACCAAATTTAGTAAAAAACATTAGTAAAAACTGGATGATTGGTACATTCGTAGCTTTCCAGGCAGAATCTTATCGAAATGCATTTAACATAGTTAATCAAGCCAAAAAAGAATTAGCCTCTGATAATCCTAAAATAAAAGCTATTGGAGCAAAAAGAATGGCGGGTATAGCTGGGTATATCGGTGTTAAAGGATCTATCCAGAGTTCAGCCGTTGGTGGTGGAGTAACAGGTATGGCGGCAATACCAGGTATTATAGGTTCTGCTATTGCAGGTGGAACTGATCAGGGTGAGGAGAATAGAGAGCTTAGAACATCTATGGATTCTTTCCTTCCTTCGTGGACTAAAAATCATCAACTTAAAATCCACCAAGTTAGCGATGGTAAAATCATAGTGCAGGATATGACTTCTGCCGATGGTCTTGGAGGTATCGATGCTGTTTTTGAAGCGGTTATGTCTGCAGATAGACCTAAAGATTCATTTATAGATGGTCTATTACAAGTAGCTGGTACGTTTGGCCAGCAAGACATCATGTTTAAAAGATTGGAAGAAATTAGACAGGGTAAGTCATGGGAGGAAGCTGACACTCCAGAAGCTAATGCAATGGTTACTGCAGCATTTTTTGCTACTATACTTGAGCCTGGTTCGGTAGCAAGAATAAGAAGCTCTTTCTTTGAGGAATCAGAAAACTACATGAAATCTGGAGCTAAAGCTGGAGAATTCTGGGAGGTGCTTTCTGGAATGAAGACCTATGAGATAGATGTTCTAGAGAGTATGAAATTTAGAATGTTTGATCAGAAAGAATATTTCCAATCTGCATTTAGACTTAGAGATAGAGATATTTATGCTGGAGAAACTAGAGAGGAGCAGCTTAAGAGATCTGTAGATGCTATGAAGCCAGCAGTTAAGGATTTAACCAGATATTATTACGACGCACAGAAATTCGGTGTTTCCGAAACAGATGCATATAACACGATTTACAAATACGCTTTCCCACAAGGTATGAAAAAACTTAGAAAAGAGCAAATTATGAGCATCATTGAAGGAAATACACCGATTAGTGCTATAGATCTTGCCGAGTGGGATTGGTTAGAAATAGAACAATTAGAACAAAAAGAAAATGAGTGATAAAAAGAAAATTAAAGACACTAAGCTAGGTGCTTGGCTGTCAGATAAAGCACCGAATATACTAGGTGTAGTAGGAGATCTTCTACCCGATAGCGGAGGCTTAGGTGTAGTGAAGAACCTTATTAGTAATGATGATAGTGTTGACTCGGAGGAGGCTCAACGTCATATCGATGCAGAGGTTAGATTCCAAGAGAACGTAACAGAGCGTTGGAAAGCCGATATGGGTAGTGATGTTAAGTTAGCTAAGTTAATTCGCCCAGTGACGCTTATATGCCTCATGGCGATGTTTATGATCACTATGATGATTGATAGCATGGATAATGTAGCGTTTAACGTAAAAGACTCTTACGTATCTTTGTTAGAGCTACTAATGCTGACCGCTTTTGGTGCGTACTTCGCTGGTAGAACTATAGAGAAGAAATCTAAGAATTAAAATGAGGTTAAAGAAGAATCGTATTATACATCTAGAAGACGGTGGTATTTTAAATGTAGATGATCTTCTTCAAGCTCTTGCTAATAACGATGCTAACGCTGTTAGAAGAATAAAGGCTGAAGCCGAAAAGCAAGAGCGTATTTCTCGGCAAAAGGCAGAGGATGCGGAACGCCATAAAGAAATAGGATATACTACTGGACATGGATATGGTGATGTTCCAACTGAATCTAATGAACCTGTCATTAAAACAGATGATTTAGATCCTTTAGTAAAATCGGTAATGGATCAGTACGGAGTTCATGAAGATAAAGCTAAGTATTACATCCAATACCCTCAATTTGCTCCAGGTGGCGAACAAGATCCTGCTACATGGGCTGAAAAAGTTGAATCTAGAGATCCTTTTTATAGGACAATACTACAGAGTTTGGGAATGGCTCCTGGTTCTGGAGAAGTTCTAGATTTAGTTAATATTCCATATGCTGCAGCTACAGGTACAGATCTATATACTGGCCAGCCCATGAGTACAACTGAAGCTTCCGCTTGGGGATTAGGAGGTATTTTGATACCAAACCTTATACAAGGTGTAGGACAGAGGTTGTTTAGGTTTTCTCGCACACCAGCAGAAAAACTTGGTAATGAGTTTTTAGAAAACTTGCAGAAAATTACACCAGATGGTGGTGATGTTAAAGCATATATACCTGATGAATTATTAAACGCTGACCCTAAAACTAGACAAAACGTATCATTAGCTTTGGATGATTTTCTAGAAGAGTCTATAGCTTTAAATCCAGACTTTACAATAGATGCTGCAGATCAGATACGTGATGCATCTGACCTGATAAAAAGAGGAAATGTAAAGAATTTGTTTAAAAATTTACCAGATGAAATTGCAGCTGGTACAACCAAACAGGGTCGAGATTTAGGGACTTATAAATTTAATCCCCTAGACAGTAGTGAAGATATGATAACATATCAATTGTACGATGGTGCAGGAATTCCAGTTGAAGATACAGGAGTAAGTCTATATAGGTATGATAAAAGCAAGCCATGGGATATGAGTATAGAAGTGCCTGTAGGTCAAGACTCTAAAACAACCTTTAAGCTTCTCCAAGCTGTCACTGATGAGGTTAAAGTTGGTGAAAGATTTACTGCTAGCCTTAGTTCAGATTCATATCCATTATTTTTAAGACTTGTAGATAGATCTAACGCTGTTAAATTTACTGGAGATATAGAGTACAAGTTTTTAAACCCAATAGGGAGAAAAGGTGCAGGAGAGGTTTCGAAAGGTATTTTAGGTTTAACTCCTGAACAAACACAAACTCTTTTTAGGCAACAGCTTAGTGCTTCTCAAGCCGAAGATTTTTTAAAAACAATAAATCGTAATATGCCAGATGGGCTTAAAGTTAAGGTAGCTATTGGCCCTCACTCGGGTAACATCAATCTAACAAAAGGTCTTAGCCCTGACGATGTTATTACTGATTCAAATATAGCACCAGGATATTTTGGCATAAAATTCCCAGTACCAGAGGTAGAGAGAGTTGCAGAAAGAACTAGTAAAGCTTTCTTAAGAAGAGGCGGTTATGTTACTAAAAAGAAACGTAAAAAAGGCTACGGCATAAAAAAACGCTAAGAGCTGTAATCGTAAACCCCGTTGTAAAAAACATTTAATTTCTTCTCAATAAAATTTGTTGTCCCTGTTTTTGTACGCTGCCTTATAATTTTATGAATAGGCTCAAGATCAGTGTTGTAGTTGTTTAATTCTTTTTTAAGATCTTTAATCTTACCCATAAGATGCTCGTTATGTTGCTCTAATGATTTTTTATCAGATTCAATAGCATCAATTTTTTTCTGAAAATTACTCAATACCTGGTCTTTAAAATCTTGCTCTTCTGCTTCTCTTTTAAGTCTGGTAAATTCTAATTTTTTAAAAAATTTATTGCGACAGCTATCAAATTTGTTTTTAAAAACACGGTCTGTTTGTAGTATGTCAGGCATAGTTCTTTCATAATGACATATAGTGCTATGATCTTTATAAATAAATTTACCTACTACTGAGCAAGTATGATTTCTTTCTCTCATTATTACAGAGAAAATTCTTTTAATGTCTACTGAGCCTCTTCGTCTATCTTTATTCAATAAAGAATCTTCAAACTCTTTCTCAACGATGCGTTGTAATAGCTTTGCATCACTGTTAGCAGATCTACTTAAAGATTTTCCTAACAAAACCTCTTCTTCCATTTTTACTTAAAATAATAGACTATCCGATTCCTTGCACATTTCTCGTATAAGATCTAGCTCATTATTTGTCCATTCTCTAAACGTCTTAATGCTTGCTAGGACTTCATTATAGTCTTTAATTGTTTCTGTACCTTCTTCGTTGTGTAATGATTCATAAAGCATGTCAACCGCCTTGTGAATCCTTTCACAAGCATCAAAGTACGTCTGACTTACTATTTTATTACTCATTACTCATAGATTTTTTTATTTCAGATATAGCTTGATCAACTTGCTGTCGATTCTTTGCTAAATATACGTCATAATTTAGATTATTATCCATGATGTGTTTCAAAAATATTTTCCACCTCATAGGGAAGTCATGATGAGACGGTAAATATCCTTTGGTCTCAATAACCCAGGTATGATTTTTACATACAAAATCAGGTGTATACCTTATAGGTTGTTGAATGCTATTAGAACGATCAGACATATCTTTTCGTTTAGCGGTCATTTTAAAATATTTATTCTCAAACCTAAATTTATCCATAAGGAGAAACTCCTTTTGTTCATATGAAAAAGGTATCCCCGATTCACGCAACCTATCAGAACAATACTTCTCTATCGAAGACTTAAATTTCCCTAGATGCTTTTTTTTGGATGATGATCTTTTTCTCTTAAGTTTCTTCTTCATTAGTTTCTCTTTCGTAAGAACGAAGTTACACTTAAGATTATATACCAGTCAAGTTTTTTATAGCTTAAAATCAGAAAAATTCATAACATCTTGTTTATCTGGTTGATAATCAATAGGTTTAAACAAAGACTTTCTAGTAAGCCAACAATTAAATCCAGTGTGAGATAAGTTCATAACCATTCTAAATGGATCTTCAATAGGTGTGGGTTGCCCACCTGTTTCTGTCTCACGAACTTTACGAACATGTAACTCACTCATTTTGCGTATACTATGGTCTGGCGATTGAATCTTTCGGTGAAGTGTAAGAAAGCAATCTGCCCTATTTACAAACTTACCGCCTCCCTCAGTATCTTCAGCATATGGAGCTGTAGGAAGTCCATCATCACCCTTACGCCTCTGTGCTTCCGTGACAGCATGCATGTTAAGCCATACAGCTACATTGTTTGTTTTAGCGTACGTAAGGAACTCACTAGCAGCTTCGTAGTGGTATTCATGTGAACTAATCCTTGAAGTGTTTATTTCTATTTTAAGGCTGTTGTATGGGTCAATAAACACAGCATCTATTTCTGTTTGTCTTTGGATCTTATCTATAAATAAAATTAAATCAGAATAACTGTAAACTTGATTGTTATTTATTATAGTAAAGTGATCTTGAATCCATTTGTATGCATGTTTTCTTTCAGCATAAGTCATGTCTTGAATTTTCTTATCCTTAGCAAACTGCATTAACTGCATTTTAATTGATGCGGTTCTGTTCTCTGAAGAATATATAATCCATTTCCAATCATGCCTTCTTACTGAGTTAGATATTAGATATAATGCTGTTGTCGTTTTACCTACGTTAGAATGTCCATTTATAATAACAAATTCCCTTTTATACCTAAAGTATTCATCTAATAACGAGTCCCCAGTGTCTAAGCCAATTTCAATCTTACCTTGAGAGTAATCATCAATCCATCTAAAATCTTCATCATCTGACGATATAAACGACATATCACCATCGTTAATAAGCATTTCACGCTTTGCTTGCTTTTCTTCATCAATAACCTCACGGATGGGCATATTCTTTCCGTTCTGCATCATGTCCACAATAGTAGACATAGCTTGATCTTCAGAATCTAAATCCCTCTTACATATTTCACGAAACAATACTCTAACCGCCTCCTCCTCTTCCATACGTCCAGCTGCAATATAACCACCACATAATCTAGATGCTTTTACAAGAGCTTTGTGTTTTTCACCTTCCTCTGCATTACGGATCATACGTGCAGCTAGATTTAGCTTCATATAATCTGTGTACTTATAAGATTCGTTGACAGGTGTTTGAGCTTCTGCCATTTCACTCGTAAAAGCCCCAAACTTTTTTGATTCATCCTTAACTATAATGTCAGGATCATAAGATTCAAAGCACGCACGAGATTCATTTATCCCTGACTCATCTATCTCTAGGCAATATTGTTTTTGGAAGTAAGTCCTTAATGCTCTGAAATGATCTCTATGTCTTTCAGGGTTTGTTATTTGAACCAATGCTTTTATCCCATCCCCACTCGGAGAAGTCCAGCAAGAATAAACATATTCATCTGTAGCTATGGCTGTTTTTACAGCATCTACGTCTACATGATCAAAGTCAAGAATGATATATCCTGAGTGTTCAAATAAAGCGTCATCGTTTCTAGATGAAAACTCCCCACTGAAGCAAACAATAGGGAGTTCTTTTTTCTTAGCCTTACCTCCCTCTCTAATCTTCTCTATAAGTGACTTTGACTTGCCCTCCTTGATACGTAGAAGTGCTGTTGACATTTCTAGGTGATAGGGATTCTTTGTATCCTTTATGCTTTTGAATATAGTTACTTTCATTGTCTTTCGCTACCATTAATAGTATTAAATAACCAGCTAGATCCATAAGTGTATCCTCTGTGTTATCACAAATACCTTTGTTTTGAATTCTATTTAATTTATCGTCAATGCGTGCTTTCAAAGCTTCTGTTGCAGATAGTTTTGAAAATATATTTGATGGTATTATTGCTGAATCACCATACGCTTCATTTTTATCAATGAGTAGCTTTTTGACTTCATCGCATTTTTTTTTCAGCTTGTCTTTTGTGTTCATCTAATGTTATTTGAGATCGTGATAACTCCACACTATCCAATATCTCACGTATAATAATTTCTTTATTCTTTGCCTTTGGTGTAAAATACTTTTCACGAAGGCGGTTTATACTTCTATTATCGTAACGCATGATATCAGATGGTGTGTCGTATACAGTGACTATCCACTCCTTACGCTCGTGTACAACCTTCCGTTTCTTGAAGGCGACACGAACATGGGAGTGTCTAATCATAGGTTTAGAATGGCATGTCATCCGTTACAGCTTCAGCTTTTGCCTGCTTCTCAGCACGTTTTTCTTTAGCTGCTTCACTATTTGGATCCCAAACCGAACAGCATGCTTTGCCATTCTTTGACATAAACATCTTTAGGTAGATGTTGCCACCTTTACCTTCGCTGTCACGCTTAGTTGCGTATTTGTCAATCATTTCCTTAAGATCACTGTCCTTAAAAGACACAGACCAGCTAGAAAGTTGTCCCTCGTAAAAACGAGGCTCTTCTGCGTACCCTACGAGTACTGAATCATACTTAGTATCACTCATGATTAAAATAATTTATAAATTAAAAAATATAATTGAAGACAAACTATTTGCCTTTACAATTCTAAACAATAAACTCCGCATAACTTTCATTAGTTGGAGTTTCGTCCTTCAGCCATGCCTTTATATTGCCAACAGCTTCAGCGAACTTCATTTCGCCTTTGAATAGTGTCTCTTCTGAGCACTTTACCAGAGCAGGATAATACGGAAAAGTTTTTTCCTGTACTACCCAGTAATAATTCTTAATCCCAAACACCTTGGTGTATATGTAAGCCTGGATGTCATAGCTCCAGCTATTTACATCATAACGGAACTTACTCACGCTACGTGCACTTTTACTATCCGTTATAAATCCATCACCTAAACAATCAAGAAATCCCTTAACAGGCACACCATCAATCTCTTCATTAAACTCGACTTGATACTCACCTGTTAAGTGACTACCTAAAAGACCGCAGTCTTCTAGTCTCTGTATCATGTCATTAGCCATTTCCCAATCTTCAGGCGAGCACACTATACCGCCATTATCTTCGTGATCCTTAACTAGTATAGCTTTTTGTTCCTTGTAGTCAGAGGTAAGTTGAGGCTTCTTAGAAGCTATAGTTTTCTCGCTACAGTTTTCTAATACTTTATTAGGATCTAATATCATGTAAGTATCCATAGCTTTTTTACGTTCAAACAAAAGCATGTCATACAAGCTTCCAAAGCTTAAGGCGTATGACTCTTTCTTTAGTTGACCTTTCATATACATCTCCCATAGACGCATATCTCCTAATGCGTACTTAATGGACGAGTACGACAGGTGGCCTTTACCTACCTTATCTGTTAATTGTTCTCTTAAATTCATTTATTATTTCTTTTAATTGGTTTATATTCTTAAATTGTCTAAGCCCTATGAATCCATAGAATCCAGATTTAACACCTCTAGATCTAAGACGTTCATCTATAATGAGTTCATCGTCTTGATATTTGTTTAGTGTATCTACCGAGGCTATTCCACATATGTACACCCATTTCTTTTTCCATAGCATACATATGATTTCAGGATGCGTGCTTTCTTTCCTTACAAGAGGAAACACTCCAAAGTTTACAGTCTTCACTCCTACATCTAGACCTACGTCTGCTAGGTCGGGGGTGTTATAGTTCTTGGATACTCCAACCGTCCAGTTCACAATGCCCTGCGTATCAAGCAATTTTTCTAAAGCTAACTCACCAGCTGTGCCAGTATAGAATCTTTTATGCATAGACCTATAGTCACGCTTATAGTGTGATTCCTTTTCTTTATGTTTGATTACACGCTCACAGAAATCATCTATACGTTTAACTTCCATGTCATCTAATTCTATTAAAATAAATTTAGACGCATGAGGTACTACGCTACGTTTATATGTCTTGCACATTTGCTGAATCTTTTATCATCTGCCTTAAAATTTTTTGCCTTGGTTTCATCCAGTCTTTACTTCCTCTCTTTCTTATTTTCATGGATCTTGCAGAAAGGTATGCTTGATTTCCACTGCTTGTTGTGATTAAGTACACACTACTAGTTATCTCATTAGATAGGTCTACATTCCATCTTACAAGCTTTTCCATATTCCTGTACCTGGTCAATTCAGACCTGTGAGTTTTACCACAATTGCAAATATTTTTATGATTACATCGTTTGTATTTGTTCTCGACTAAATACTTTACACCGCCTTGCTCTTTCGTGTAATTAAACCACCAAAGTGTATCACGAAGCTCAACGGGTGTATTATCGTACAAACTTCTTGATCCCTGTGATTTGCTTTTCCGTAAGCTGTTCCCCGTATTTTGAGGTGATCTGCTTGAAGGCTTTCTGCTTATCTGTAGCTGACTTTATGTAAGCTATTGCTTTATCCATAATGTTTTCTACTGGAGCTGATTGCTCTGCAGGTTTTGATGATAGTGAGCTAGACTCTTGTTTAGCAATGGCATCCGTCACCTCATTTGCTGACGCAATAGAAGTGTCAATACCAATACCCATCATAGCAAGGGCTCTACCGATAGCTGACGTTTCGCAGTTCTCCACGTAGCTTGTCTTATTGATATGACTAGAAGATCTCTCCTCATGTGCATGACCTGCAGAAATAACACGCTGATTAGTATCGGCTATGATGCATTTACATACGCACATATCTGAGTCTATGTGAGTGAACTCTGTTGAGATAGTCCAGTTCTTATACTCTTCCTCTTGGCGGAAGAACTTGATACGCTCGTTTACTTCGACGTATTGCTTGCCACGTATGTTCGTGGTCTTGAATTTATAATTTGACATGTATTAAATTAAATTAGGGTTTACAAATATATAGGTTATTAACTTGAGTTGCAAATTTTGTGAATTAAAATCCAAAGTTTTTACATGTTTCATGCACCATCCTCATTCTCTTAATGTGGTTGTCGCAAGCTTTGCTTTCGTTAGCTGAATCGAGCTTATACTTTTCGAACTCATTGACGAATAGATTAACAAGGTGCATAGCGTCTAGATGCTTGGGGGTTAACTGCATGATTGGGGGTATTAAAAATTCTGTTGTGTTACTCATGATGCTGAAGTTACTGATACATAAATGTTTTTGGGTGCTGACTCAAAGAATGAAAGCAATGCTGGGCATAACCAAAACTGAAAGCCATTAAATGTGTTAAGGTCAGGAGTAAATGCTTTTACTACTTCGTATGTATCTCCCATATCTTCACCATGATCCTCGATCTGCTTTACATGGACATCATGATTAGGCATTGGGTTTTCTGAGAAAACTATTGAGCATCGTGTGTTGTTTACATCTGGTAATACATTACCACTCATAACGTCAAACATCGTGTCTGCACCTGCAACGAAAGGCTCTTTTACCAATCCTCTCTCTTCATCGTCAAATACCCACATGTCATCATGCCTGTAGGCTGTTAATGAAAATATA